TCAGGGCCTCACTGATAAGCAAGAGGCGTTCTGCCATGCCGTGATGTCGGGGCAATGCTTCAGCGATGCGTATCGGTCATGTTACAATGCAGCGGGGATGACTACAGCCAGCGTACACGTTGAGGCCAGCAAGCTAGCAGCTAGCCCTAAGGTGTCCATTAGGATTGAGGCACTGCAGCGGGATATGGAAGCGCAACGCCGTATGCAGGGGGCCGCGAGGGGTGACACAGTTTTGAAACAGCTCACCGATCTGGCAATGGATACCGACATCCAAGACGGTGCCCGTGTCCGAGCGTTGGAGTTGCTGGGCAAGAGTGTCGGGCTGTGGATCGACAAGGTTGAGACCGAGGACGTTACAGCCGAGCGGTCAGCGTCTGACATCAGGGAAGCGATTGAGGCCAAGCTATCACGGTATCAGTGACCAGCTCAGTTAAGTTCACTTGCACCTAACGCCTGACGGGTCGCGCCCTGCATGTCAGTGGGGCCTGACACTGCCTGTGTGGGCATGTGGTGCCTGACCTGATCCTGTCGGCACCCTCACTGCCCTGACCCGCCTGTCACGCCCTGACAGAAGGCTTTTCTTTTCCATAGAAAGGAACGCGCACCGCGCATGCGAATGAGTTTAAAGAACGCGCGCGAGGCACCCCCACCCACCCCCGACCCCCCTCACACGCGCACGCCCACGCAAGATCACATACATACAGTTTCGCTCAAACGATTACCAATTTCCCCCAAATAGTACGGACCCCTTTTGGACGGATAAGTTACCAACCTTTTCGGGCCTAAAAATTTTACAAAAAAAATTACAAAAAAATAAAATGAAAAGTCCAGGGCAAATACTATTTAAGCCTGATTTATCTATTGATTTCATATCTGGTAGGCGCAAAAGCCTGTCAGTCTAGTTAGAGTATTTACTCTAGAGAAATATTACTGATTACAGTAAAGAGCTATTACTGTAGTTATATATATAATATATAATACTATAGGGGAGACATATTTTGGGTAAGTACGATCATATCTTATCTAAGCTTTCAAATGTGCCTGTGCATGAACAGGTTGAGCTGCTGAAGGATTTGGAAGCGTTAGAAGAAGCTGAGAGTTTACAGGGCGCGAGAGAGGAGTTTCTTCCTTTTGTTAAGCGTATGTGGCCTAGCTTCATTCACGGTCATCACCATGAGGTAATGGCTGATGCTTTTGAACGTGTTGCTAGGGGCGAGTTAAAGCGTTTGATTATCAACATGCCTCCTAGACATACCAAGTCGGAGTTTGCGTCTTATTTGTTTCCAGCTTGGTTCTTAGGTCAGTATCCAGAGAAGAAGATAATTCAGACCGCTCACACTGCTGACTTAGCTGTCGGGTTTGGTCGTAAGGTTCGTAACCTTATTCAGAGTGAAGACTTTCAAAAGGTATTTAAGGGCGTTGATTTGTCCAGTGATAGTAAGGCTGCTGGTAGATGGAACACGAACAAGCGTGGTGATTACTTTGCTATTGGTGTTGGTGGTGCTGTAACTGGTAAGGGTGCTGACGTTTTTGTCGTTGACGATCCTCACAGCGAACAGGATGCCTCACAGGCGCAGTATAACCCAGAAGTTTATGACAAGGTTTATGAATGGTATACCTCTGGCCCTCGTCAGCGTTTACAACCAGGAGGTGCCATAATTATTGTTATGACCCGTTGGGGCAAGCGTGATTTGACGGGTCAGATAATGAAGACCCAGATGAACAAGGTTGGTACGAGTGAGTGGGAGGTGATTGAGCTTCCAGCTATCATGCCATCTGGCGCACCACTGTGGCCTGAGTTTTGGTCTTTAGAAGAGCTTGAAGAGATAAAGGCCGAGATACCTGTCTCCAAGTGGTCTGCACAGTACCAGCAAGACCCGACATCAGAGGAGGGTGCGTTAATCAAGCGCGAGTGGTGGAAGGAGTGGGAGAAGCCAGAGCCACCTCAGTGCGAGGCCATCATTCAATCTTGGGATACGGCATTCTTGAAGACGCAAAGATCGGACTACAGTGCCTGTACCACATGGGGTATATTCTACCACCCTGACGATGATGGTAAGATGATGCCCAATGTTATCCTATTGGATGGATACAAAGAGAAGTTAGAGTTTCCTGAGTTGAAGGTAGCTGCCTATGACAAGTACTGGGAGTTTGAACCTGATCAGTTGGTAGTGGAGAAAAAGGCGTCTGGTGCGCCGTTGATCTTTGAGCTTCGCAACATGGGTCTGCCAGTGACAGAGTTCACGCCATCTAGGGGTCAGGACAAGATTGCTAGGGTTAACTCTATAACTGATCTTTTTGCCAGCGGAATGATTTGGCACCCACCTACGAGATGGGCTGAAGAGATCATTGAAGAATGTGCTGCATTTCCCTCTGGTGACCATGATGACTACGTTGATAGTACATCACAGGCACTCATGAGGTTTAGACAGGGTGGATGGATTAGAACCCCGACAGATGATTGGGATGATGAGCCTAAGTACCAACGCCCTGTCAGTTACTACTAGGGCTTTATATTTTACGCCTTTTGGTGTAAAAGTTCAATTGAACCAAAACTGGAGATGACGATATGGCTATTACCAAACCTTTAGACCCTTCTGACGTTGATGTTGCAGAAAATGAAGGAGAGGTTCAGGTTGAGGTTCAGGTTCTTAACCCTGACGCTATATCATTTGAGCAAGATGACGGCAGTGTTGTCGTTGATTTTACGGGTGGTATGGACGAGGAAGAGGTTGAGGTTCAGCATGACAGCAACCTATCCGAGTTTATAGATGAGTCAGACCTTGAATCAATGGCATCCGAGTTGGTTTCTGATTTTGAAGCTGACCGTGAATCCAGAAAGGATTGGGCTAGGGCCTATGTTAAAGGCTTAGACCTGTTGGGAATGAAGGTTGAAGACCGTCAACAACCTTGGGCTGGTGCGTCTGGTGTGTTTCACCCAATTATGACTGAAGCAGTGGTTCGCTTTCAGGCACAGGCTATGGGTGAGCTATTCCCAGCCTCTGGGCCAGTAAGGACTAAGATACTTGGTAAGCTCACGCCAGAGAAGTATGAGCAATCCCAGCGCGTAGAAAAAGAACTCAACTACATGCTGACGGAAGAAATGACCGAATATAGAGATGAGACTGAGCAAATGCTGTTCAAGCTTCCTATTGCAGGTTCTGCGTTCAAGAAGGTCTATTATGACCCCATCATGGAGCGCCCTTGCGCCATGTTTGTGCCAGCAGAAGACTTTGTTGCGTCCTACGGTGCCACAGATATGATGGCATGTCCACGTTACACCCATGTTATGAAGAAAACACCCAATGAAATATTGGAACTTCAGGTAAATGGTTTCTATCGTGATGTTGAGCTGCCTAGTGCAGAGCCTGATTACTCCGATATTCAAGAAAAGTACGATGAATTAGACGGTGAAAGCACCGTTATGTCTGATGATGACCGTCATACCATCCTTGAGATGCATGTTAACCTCAATATGCCAGAGGATTTCGATGACCCAGACGGTATAGCTCGTCCATACGTCATAACTATCGACAAATCGTCCAGAACGATACTATCAATCAGAGCAAACTGGGAAGAAGATGACAATAAGAAAAAGAAAATTCAACACTTCACTCATTACCGATACCTTCCAGGACTTGGGTTCTACGGTACGGGACTTATTCACCTCATTGGGGGTCTGGCTAAATCTGCGACTTCAATACTTCGCCAGCTTATTGACGCTGGCACGTTGTCGAATCTACCTGCTGGCCTCAAGGCTAGGGGTTTACGCATCAAAGGCGACGATTCGCCTCTCATGCCAGGTGAATTTAGGGATGTGGACGTACCAGGTGGCGCAATACGCGACTCAATCACTTTTATCCCGTACAAAGAGCCATCAAGCGTACTCTACGCTTTACTTGGAAACGTTGTTGAAGAAGGACGCCGCATTGGATCGGTTGCAGACGTACAAGTAGGAGATATGAACCCTCAGGCACCCGTTGGGACCACTTTGGCCCTAATGGAACGCTCTATGAAGGTTATGTCTGGGGTACAGGCCCGTATACACGCATCAATGAAGACAGAACTTCGTTTATTG